GAAGTCCGCTTCGGAAAATCAAATTTTCCAAAGTCCAAAATTTTGGACACCGACTAAATTTTTTTGCAAATGAGAGCATATTGAGAGCAAAAATAGTGTATAAATATAGTGTGGAAAAGTGCCTAAAAACAGATGTAATAGTCTGTTTTTTTCTTTGAAAAGCAAGCACCAACGCAGCATACTCTTAACACAAGTACCTAAAATCACGAACTATACAGATTGAAATGGGGTGAGGTAGATGCCTTTTGATAAGAATAATGCTAGGGAAAACGGCAAAAAGAGTGCCGAAATCAAGAAACAACGTAAAGAATCAATGAAGAAAATGTCAGTAAGAGAAGTCATGCTTCAATTACTGGAAAATCCGGACAACAAAGAACAGCTTTGCAGGGGTTTGATTGAGAGTGCTGCTAAAGGAAACGCAAAGAGTGCTGAATTGCTTTTGAAGATCATAGGCGAAGATCCGAACAAGCCGCAGACAGACAATGACAGCGATCCATTCAAGTAACCCTTTCCTTGAATACCTTGACTACGCAGATACGCATGAATATGAGTTCAGCGTGGAAATGTTACAGCAACTTAAAAGACAGAGAGAGATGCTGGAACTGTATGATTTTATCGAAGAAAAAGGGAAAAAGGCTTGTGATTGGATCGAGAAATTTTGCAAGATAACCGAAGGCGAAAACGCAGGGCAGCCGGTTAAATTGCTGTTAAGCCAGAAATGGCTTATCTATTCTATTCTCTGTTTTTATGGATATTTGGATATTGAAACATACGATGATGCAGGACAATCGCAGGGAGTACAGAGAAAGTACACACGCATCGTAAATGATGTGCTTTATATGGTCGGTACCGGTAACGGAAAAACCTCGCTCTTGGGCTTCCTAAACGCTTATTTCCTGTTCAGCGATGAGTTCAACGCTTGTAAGATTTACATTGGTAGTAACGCTTATAAGCAATCCAGATTGTGCTTTGATACTACTATGAACATTATTCGTGGTAATAAGGTATTAAAGCAAAATTGCAATATTCGTTCATCTTATGGTGAAATCGAAGTACAGAAAAGAAACTCACGCTTAACGGCTATGAGTTCAGACGGTGCTAACCTGGAAGGTATCATTCCTGCTGTATTGATTATTGATGAAATCCATGAAATGAAGGACAGATCATACGCAGACAATTTAAGAAAGAGTACAAAACGTGATGACTTCTTAATTATCGAAACTACAACGCAAGGTACTGTACGTGGTGGGTATCTTGATGAACGATTAGAGCAGGCAAGTATCTTGTTAAGCGGTAACGCAACGATAAATGACTATCGTAAATTATTCTGTATCTACAAGCAGGACAGCGAAGATGAGATAGACATAAATAACATGGCTGTCTGTAAAAAAAGCAATCCAGCTTTAGGTGTAGCGGTCAGCGTATTGCAATTAAAACAAAGAATAATAGATATGATAAATGATCCTCGTAAGAGGACTATCACGTTAACTAAAAACTTCAACATACCACAGAACCCTATAACTTCATACTTTACTGATACAGAGTGCAAGACAAAGGAATTTGATGAATCAATATTCTACAATGCACCTGTTTTTTTAGGACTTGATATGGCATATACCAGAACACCGGAATCAGACTTGGCTTGCCTTGAAATGATGCTATTCAATCCTATAACGGAAGAAGAATACTGTAAGGACTTTTATTTCTTACCGAAGTATTGGGACAAGGAAACACATTTAAACGGTCAAGTCGATATAGAGAGATTAGACATGATTAAGGAAAAATCAAAAGAAGATTCTAACATACTCTATAACGAAAGACAGAAAATGTATGGCTATCAGTTATACGCAGATCGTGGCGATGTCATTATCGTAAACGAAGAATTAAGAGAAGAATTAGTAAGTGAGTTTGGCGAACACGTAAGGAAAGACATTGACCTTACCGGAATCACTGAAAACTTCATTCTCTTATGGCTTGCTCATTTAGAGAGAAAATATAACTGGATCATTTTGAAGTTTGGACTTGATCCGAACAAGGCAAGTACAATTCAAGCTGTCAGCGATGCTTCCATTCCATCGCAAGACGGTAAACTACCTACAATTAAATTCAGAATGGAAGATAAGAGAAACTCTAACCCTATTATTTTAAGCACAAAAGATATAAGGGCAAGGGGTTTAGTGTATAACAATAACCGTTTAAGCGAGTTACATTTTGTAGCAGCACAACGGAAAGAAGATTTATACGGAAACATTGTATTTACTAACGCACAGAGAGAGAAAAAAGACGGTGTAATCGCTAACTTATGTGCCAGAAGTGCCTGCAACGTATTCTTAAATAACAAAGATACAGGCGAAAGAAACAGAGCCTTATTATCAATGTGGTGGAATGAAAGAGAAAGTTTACAAAACAGCCAGATGGAAGAAAATTAGGCAGGCTGTTATAGATCGTGATAAGGATATTTGCTATTTCTGTCATAGACTAATTCTCAAAAGAAGAACGATACACCACTTGCAAGAACTAAACGAAGAAAACTGGAACGATGAAGAAATAGCGTACAACCTTGACAATCTGGTGGAATGTCATAGCGATTGCCATGACATACACCATCAGCGTTTTGGCTACAAGGAAAGTATAGTAAATACAGATTTAACGATAGACTATTCAAAAAGGAGGTAATATGAGGTTTAAAATCCCTTTAACACAGTACGAAGTACATATCAATAAAAGGGGTCTTAAATGGGTAAAGAACGGTGAACTGGTAAAGTTTGTAGATTGGGTGCAGGGTATTACATTTACTCAAAGCACACCTATCCTGGAACAGATTTATGACACCATAGCGAGCGAATATGCAAAGTTAGACTATTCACACGTTATAGATAAAAATGGTGATTACAGACACATTAAAGATGAACTGGACTACATTATCAGCGAAAGACCGAACCCTTTACAGACTAAATATGACTTCTTTTATACGATGATTTATCAGCTCTACAAGTATGGTAACGCTTTGGCTTTCATACACAGAGATGAAAAAGGGAACTGTGTTTCCCTTGAACCTTTAAATGTAAATGACTATATGTTAGGAAGTGGGTATCAGTTTGAAAACGGAACTGTACTCATTAAATACTTGAATAATATTACAAGTGAAACGATGTTCGTGGACTATAAAAATATTATTCATTTAAGACTAAACCCTAACGATGTATTCTACGGTGATTTATATTCCGGTGCAGACAATACAAAAGTATTTACACAGATCATAGATAAATCATTGAACTCCTTGATTGCTGAATTATCGCAGAGTGGAACTGTTCGTGGTGTTATCAAAGTAGGTAACGCAGGCATTGGTTATTCTAATGGCTTTGCGAACAGAGCCATGATGAATCAAGATGCGAAAATACGGAAGCAAGATGAAATCGTAGAGCGTATTCAGAAAAATCAAGGAAGCGGCATTTTAGTTTTAGATGCTGGTGAAGAATGGCAGAGTTTAAACTCACCATTTACAAGTGTTAGTACAGATCAGTTAGATAAATACATTGATTTACTGTTCCAATTCTATGGTGTAAGTAAAAAGGTAATCAATGGTGAAGCCACAGCCGAACAGATGGAAATATTCTTTAATAAGACCATCGCACCTAGAGTAGACCAGGCTTTAGCTGAAATGAACTACAAGATTTTCAAAAAGACATCAAGGACACAAGGGCATAGAATTGAATACTTTAGAAACGCATTTGAATATCTACCTTTGGATAAGGCGATTGATACAGCGTATAAGGGTATTCAAGATACTACTACAAACGAAAGAAGAAAACTCATTTACCACTTACCACCGATTGAAGGCGGCGACTCTGTAATGAGAAATAAGAACTTTGAGCCTATTGATGCTCTAGTTGATTATTACAAAAATCAAGGAGGTAACGATGAAACAGATAGTTGATAAACTTAACAAGATAGCCAAAGCCATCGACAGTGATGTTACAATCTCAAACAGAAAACTGATTATTGACAGCCTTGATTCCATTACTAAAGCGTTTGGTGGCACACCGAATGATTCAAAGCTAATCGTAGATAAATTAGAAGATATAGCAAATTATGTTCATGGCGGTGGTGGTACATACACCGAAACATATCAGTTTCTTAAAGGCGGCACGTACACAGCAACCTCACCTAATCTGTTTCTGGAAATAGGAAGCGTCAGCACCGAGATATTCCCACTCACAGATGTAATTGTTAACGTTAACGGTGAAGATTGTCTGTTTGAATGGCGAGGTGATGAATGGGAATGTGAAGAAAAACTATATACCATCACATCTACTGCTGATTTTATGTACGTACAAGAACCTGGAACGTACACAATCGCACCTTGCAACATCACTTTAACTGGAAACGCCGTTGACCTTGTTATGCACGCTGGCACGTTATTTGAATTAAGCGATGTTGTTGTTGATGGCAAAGATTATAGGTACAGAATTTATAACAGTACAGGCGAGATTATCCATAAGAAGTTAATCGTTGAAAAACTCGAAAAACTGTTCTCACCAATGTAGGAGGTAAATTATGAAACAGATAGTAGATAAATTAAACAAGATCGCAAAGAAAATAGATGAAAGCGTGGAAATTCCACAGACCGATTTAATCATTGATTCCCTTGATGCTATCACTAAAGCGTATGGGGGAACACCTAACGATAGCAACTTAATCGTTGATAAGTTAGAGGATATTTACAATAATATCGAGCCGGCTGTCAGCGGCAACATTGAAATAACCGAAAACGGTGAAAATATCAATGTAGCACCATACGCAACTGCAACAGTAAATGTAAGCGGTGGCGGTTCTTCATATACTGAACTGGAGTTCACTGACAATACCACTGATGAAGTATATGAAAGCGTACTCACACTCAGTGAAATAATAACTGCCAGCACTTCTGACCTTTTAGGTTTTATGAAAACCGACACCAATTTAGCAGGAGCTATAGGTCCAGCCTTGAACATCCCTTATGTAGTAACGGCTATATATGAAAATGAAGATGTACCTGGTACCTACGATGTAATCATAAATGCTATTGAATATATGGGTATAAATGCTAGCGGTAGCCCAGAGATTTTTATAGCCGAAGTACCACCAACAGGGCATATAAATTTATCTTATACTAAATAGTAAGAGGTGATACCAATGGCAATATACGATAACTTACCTTATACCAATTATAAGGAAAGTTATAAAAACGAAACTCTCAAACGAGAGTTTTTTATTAGGAGGTAATTATGAAAATTACACGATACGCTGATATAGAGATTAGATCAGCGAATGAAGAAACAAGAACAGTAGCAGGAGTTGCTGCTGTTTTTAATAGGGAACAGCCGATGGGTTGGTACACCGAAAGTATTGATGAACACGCTTTTGATGAAACCGATATGTCGGACACAATCCTTAATTTCAATCACAACGATGACATCGTTTTAGCAGGAGTTAAAAACGGATCATTACAGCTTGAAGCAAGAGAAGATGGCTTACACGTTGACGATGCTCGCATTATCAACACAACGCAAGGGAATGATGTACTTACGTTAGTCAGAGAGGGACTAATTGATAAGATGTCTTTTGCCTTTACGGTTGATGAAGATGAATGGGAGGTACGTGATGGAAAAGACTATCGCAGAATTACGAAGATTGGGAAACTCTTTGATGTTTCTCTCGTAGTATTCCCAGCATACCCTCAAACCTATGTTGGCTTACGCAAGGCTGATGAAGAAGATGAACTTGTTAAGAAACATCTGTTGTGGAAAGAACAAGAGAAAAAGATGGAGGAACTACTGAATGGAAAAGATTTTAAGTAGTGCGATGGCTAGTGAAGAACTCAATAAAGCCATCGAAAAGAGAAACTCTATTTCTTCAACAATCGTAGAAAAGAAGAAACTCTTTGATGAAAGCGATGTTGAGGTAAGAGAGCAGATTTTAAGCGATGTTGAAAGACTAGAACAGGAGGCAAGTGAAGTGGATAAGAACATTGAAGTTTTAGAAGAAACACGCAACACTCTCGAACAGCAGGAAGAAAGAATGTCTTTAATGGGTAACGTATCTACCGAAACCGTTGAAGCTAGAAAGTCTACTGTTGTAGAGAAAAAGGGCAATTTTGCCGACACAAAGGAATATAAGAGTGCATTAGAGCATGCTTACAAGACCGGTGATGTTACACAGTTACGTTCACTGTTAGTTACAGAGCCAGTTGATGCACAGCAGAATCCAGGTTATATGCCTATTCCAACAATCATGCAGAGAGAAATCGAAGTTGCTTGGGAAGAATTTGGTAATCTGGTAGAACGTTGTAACGTTGTTGGTGTACGTGGCATTTTAGCCGTACCAGTAGAATTAGAAGCAACTGATGCCGTATGGCATGATGAACGGTCTGGTCGGGTTGAGAGCGAGGACATCACTTTCGGTCAGTTATTACTGAATCCAAAATTCATCAAGAAAGTCGTAGAATTAACCGATGAAGTAGTCTTACTCTGTGGCGATGAGTTCTTACGTTATATCGCAAGAGAAATGACTTACAGAATCTTACTGTTATTGAACAGAGCCATCGTTGCTAGAACTGATGCTGCTGGCAAGGGTGTTATCGGTATTGTTGGAAATGCTAACGCTCATTCACAGGCAGCAGAACTGACATTCAACACACCTAACGTTGCTATGGCAACATTAAGAACTTGGGACAATGTATGTGTTGTATTAAACAAGGCTACATTCTTCTCTAACGTATTAGGCATGACCGATTCAACCGGACACCCTATTTACCAGATCATGTTAGACAACACTAACAGACCTCGTTATTACTATGCAGGCTTACCAGTAGTCTTTACCGATGCTTTAAAGGCTTATGATGTCGCAAGTGCAAACGATGCTTATATGATCGTTGGTAACTTCAAGGGCTACAAGCTGAACCTTCCTTATGGCAGACAGCCTTCTTTAACTTATGACACCATCACTCGTGCAGATGAAGATGTCGAAGTTGTTGTTGGTAAGTTACCTGCTGCTGGTAATATTACAAAGATGGGCTTCTTTGAAGTATTCACAAAGCCAGCAGCCGATGAAAACGAAGGCGACTAACCCCTAATATGAAGAAGTACGAGGTTACAAGTGATGTAACCTTAACTTGCCTAAAAGGTAGTATTGTTATCATCAGTGATAAACAGTACGAAGTTGTCAGAAAGGTAATTAAACCTTTACCATTAAAAGAAGTCAAAGAAAAAAAGAGAAAGAAAAAAGATGCTGTCGAATAGTTATATTACAAACAAGGTTAAGGTCTTGTTAGGAATTGAAGATACCACATTATACGATGCCAGACTTGAAATATTAGTTGGCGGTGCTATCTCGAAGTTAGAGAACGAAGGTATTGAAAATGACTTTGAAGAAACCGATAATCTTGCGATGGACTATTTGATTTGCGTATCTTATCAAGTCGCTCTTGATCTCAACCTTGACATTGATTTACAGACATTCTATGTTCAGTATATTACCAGAGTAAATACGTTACGATGCAGCAAAAAAGCGAAGCAGAGTTAGTCTATTGCAGGATAGACAGAGCGAGTAACGGAAGCCCTGTAAACCTTGAAACAAAGCGATTAGTTAGAGTTGGAATTTTAGATAATTTCAGCTCTAACTATTACTTTGAACGAGGAAGGGAAATGAGAAACTCATTAAGAATGGTGGTAAATGTTTACTACACTTATGATGTTATCGAAGATGAAAAACCGTACTCACTGAAATACGTTGATTACAAGGGAAAAAGATATGCTGTCGAGAATATTATGGCTCACTATTTACGTGGCTATAAGAAGGACACAATGACAAGGGACTTGGATTTAAGATTAGCATTATGAAGAAAACATTTACGCAGGCTGAAATCTGGAACTATCTCTGTTCCAATCCTTTAAATGTTGCTGTTCATGTAGGCGATTTGGAAGATATGAATAATCAAGATTATATTTTCTTTGACTACTTAACAGACAATCCGATTAGTGCAGACAATGGTTACACAGACAGCTTAATCAATGTTCAATTTTCCGTAGTAACTAAAGATTACGAAGCCAGAAAGACATTAGTAAAGTATATCAAAGATATGTTTGTATGCACCGTTTCATTCGACCATAGCGAAGAACACGAATACTACATAGCATATATGAGAACTACTTTACTGATTAGAGATGAACCTAATGTCTAAAGAGATTGCATTAGAGGACTTCAATCATCTCAAAGTAACAGTAGAGATGGAACGGATCATTAGGAAGTACGGACAATTAGCAAGTGCAGATTTAAGAACAAACCCTAGCCGAACACCTAGAATTAAAGAGCATCGCACCGAAAACGAATACTTTAGTACATGGAGGGCTAGGTACGATAAAGGTAGTAAAACATCTGTTGTTTACAATAAAAAGAATGGCAGACTTACATACCTTCTGGAAAACGGACACGCTATCACCAATGCAAAAGGTGGTATCAAGTGGACTAGAGCTTTCCCTCATATTTCCATTACATTCGATAGGTTTAAAGATCGTTATGTAAGAGATATGAGAAAAGCACCAATAAATGTTGATTTAACATAGGAGGAACAATATGAGCAGAAAATATGTTCATGGTAATAGAAACTGTGGCTATGCCGAAATTGATACTACAACTACACCAGTATCATTTAAGACACCAGTTATGCTTCCGGGTATGGTAAGCGGCTCTGTTGAAATCGACCAGGACTCCGAAGAAATCTATGCTGATAACAAGGTATGGGTTTCCGCAAAGGGTGCAAAGGTTCGTACATTAGAGATCGGCTATCGTTATCTTGATCCTACTTATATGGGCTTATTAGGCTTCAAGCAGGCAGGTAACGGAATCTGGACTGACACTGGCACATTCAAGCCACACGCTCTGTTCTTTGAAGAAACAGTTGAAGATGGTGAAACTGGTGATATTACACACAGATTACACATTTTCTATAACTGTACCGGAAGCGAGCCAGAACTCGAAACCGAAACCGATGAAGATGGCATCGAAGCCAGAGAAATCAAGGTATCTTATTCCTGCCTTGAATCTACTTTCGTAAAAGACCTTGACAACGAATATTGTCAGTATGCTTGGATCGAAAGAGATCAGACAAACGCAGCCTTATACGATACCTTCCAGAGTGCTATTTTAGTACCGGCAGCACATTAAAATTACATAGGGAAGTGGAAATACCACTTCCCTTGTTTTGAAAGGAGTAAAGATGAAAACATTTAAGCACACGTTTGAAGATTCACAGTTAGTTTTAATTGACGGTGAAGTTAAGGAAGTTGATCCAGTTAAATACGAAGCAACATTCTCTTTAACAACCGCATCACTCTTAATGTTTGAAGAAGAATACGGACAGCCTTTAATGACAGCTATGACAAGTATGATTCCACAGAGTGCATTAAAGAGTACAGATGAAGATTTTACCAGAGATGAGATTTTAGGCTTCTTAAATACAAAGTTTATCAGAGCCTTACGGTGTTCTACCTACTTGAAAATCGAAAATGGTAAGATTTTTAACAACGAAGCAAGTAAAAAAGAATTTAAGGAAAGTCCAATGAACGAATTGTGCTTAACGGACTTTGACTTCATACAGAACATCATGAGTTTAGCTACAACCTGTTTATACAACGAGAAAACACAGAAAGTTAAAAATGGTGTTCCATCAAAAAAAAAGTAACGTATGACTATGCGTATTTCATGGCAATATGCGTAGAACTACGAATCAATTTGGAATGGGCTGACAGACAGAACCCTTATGTCTTGCTGAACATTTTGAAACATATAAACAGAATGAGAAATCCAGACGGAAATAAGAAGAAAGAGAAACTGTCGGCTCGGAACATTAAAGACTTTGTGAAAGAAGGTGAGTAAATGGCTGATGAAGATAAGACCATAACGATAAAGTTTAGGGGTGATGATGCACAATTAAACGATACCGTTAGTAATGTCGATAAGATGATTAAGGTCTTACAGAATGACACCAAAGCCCTTCAAAAGAAAATGAAGTTTGGTGAAGATTATTCCACACAGATGGGGTATTACAATCAAGCTATTTCCAATGTAAGAGAAACACTAAATCTGGCAAAGATAAGTCAAGGTAAATGGAATGATGAGATTGAAAAATATCAAGAAATCATGAAAACAAGACCATTGACCGATAAAGAATTAAATAATTTGCTGACAGCACAAAGAAAATATGCTGAATTTGGTAAGACAATAGAAAACGTATCAGAACAAGAAAAAAGGCTTGTTGAAGAACAAGAGAATTACAATAGGTTATCTATTGCAGAGAAGTTAGAAGATGAAGGTAATCAGTTTAGAAATCTAGGTCAGAGCATAAACAGAGTTGCTGATTCATTCAAATACGTTTCATTGGCTGCCGGTGCTGCCTTAACTGGATCAACAATGGCTGCCGTCAACTTTGAGAGTGCGATGGCTAATGTCAACAAGGTATTAAAAGATAGCGAGAAAGGCTATTTTAGTTCACTCCAGCAAGAGATTCTTGATATGTCAAGGGAATTACCTTTGACAGCCGAAGAAATCGCACAGGTAACCGCAAACGCTTTACAGCTAGGTGTTAGTGCAAGAGATGTCAGCAAGTTTACTGAAACGATTTTGAAGTTAGGAACGGCAACGAACATTTCAGCAGATGAAGCGGCAATCGCTTTAGCACAGTTCTTTAACATTACTGGTGAAAGTTTACAGAATGTAGATAAGTTTGGTGCTGTCTTAACATCGTTAGGTAATCAGTTCCCTACGTTTGAATCAGACATCATGGAAATGTCAACGAGAATTGCCGCCGCAGGTACTTCTATTGGAATGTCATCACAAGATATTCTTGGTTTAAGTACGGCTTTAACATCAGTTGGTTTAAGTGCCGAAGCTGGTGGATCATCTATTTCACAGATTTTACGTACCATTGATACGCAAGTTGCTACAAGCGGTAAGAAATTAAGTGCTTGGGCTAAACAAGCAGGAATGAGCGTAGATGAGTTCAAAAGAGCGTGGTCGGAAGATGCAACCGGAACATTCCAGTTGTTAGTAGATAGCCTTGCCGAAGGTGTAGATAATGGTGAAAACCTTAACGCTATGCTTAAAGATTTAGGCATAACGGCAATAAGACAGACAGATGCTTTTTCAAGATTAGTACAGGCTAATGACACTTTAAACGATGCTTTAGGGGAAAGTGCTAAAGCATGGCAAGACATTGAAAAAGGCGAATCCGGTGCCTTGAATGATGAGTTCGCTCAAAAAGTTAAGACACTAGCCGCACAGTTCCAGTTGTTAAAAAATGATCTGTTCGCTTTAGGTGTAACAATCGGTCAGCAGGTAATGCCTTACTTGCAGAGAGCGATAGATTTTGCAAGGGAATTGGTAAATCAGTTCATTCGGCTATCACCAGAAGCGAAAAAGTGGGTTGTAGGCTTGTTGGCTGGCTTGGCATCAATATATCCGGTGCTGAAAACAGTAGGAACGGCAATTACAGGTATAGGAACACTTTTATTAGGCTTGTCTGGAATCGTAAAGAATAAATTAGCATTTGCTGAATTTGGTGAAAAGATGTTTGGCGGTATCTTAAATGCCTTTAATCAATTTGCATCAAAAATCGCAATTCCAGTAGCGGCAATCGCTGCTTTGGCTACCGCTTTTGCGATGCTCTATAAGAATAACGAAACATTCTCAAACGCTATTGACCGTTTAACAAACGCATTTAAGTTTGGGATCATACGGACTACACAGCAATTACTCGATATTCTAAAAGAGTTTTCAGAATGGTTTGTAAGAAAGATACAGCCTTTAATGGACTACTTAATTCAGCTGTACCATACATTCATTGAACCGACATTAGCTTACTTATTCAGTGCCTTAACGGAACTGATTTACGATGTAATAAAGACATTGTATGAATGGGTGGTTAAGATAATTGATTATCTGATAAGGATTGCAAAGCCTATCATTGATGTAATCATCAATTTAATCAAGGCGGTTGCTACATTCCTTTCACCTGTAATTGGGCTGATTTTTACATTAGTTGGTGCAATTATTGAGTTATTCGGCTGGCTCTGGGATAAGTTAAAACCTGCTATTAGCGAAACAATTACCATTGTTGGAAATATCGGTCAGGCTTTCTCGGAAGTGGCTCGGATCGTATCTAATTTGCTTCTGACAGCGATTCAGTGGTTAGTAGATAAGTTTGCCGAATTATTTGGGTTCTTAAAAGATACTGGTGTTATTACAACGTTTACAAGTGCGTTCCAGGGTGTTGTTACAGTTATCCAGAACGCTGTTAAATGGTTTACTGATTTGCTCGATAAACTTGCTAAATTCAAAAAGGAAAACCCTTCGCTTGGCACGATTAAGAGTGAATACGAAACTCGGAACGGTGTAAGAGTAGGCACAAGTGGTGTATACAACACTACATTCAATTTCAATCAGAGTAACAAGATCAGTGGAACATCAACTAACACAGCACAGAAGTTAGCAGATGATGTACTGTCATTGGTAAACAACGGAATTGGTAAGCAATTAGAAACTAGGGGTTGGTAAATATGGTTAGAAAATTCAGTTTAATAAACCGGAATAACGCAACTTGGGATTTTACCGATCCTGCTGAAAAGGTGTTTGCTCGGAATCCTGCTGGTTTAGGTTTAGTTAAGTCAGCAGAATTATTGAGATTGGGAAATAAGCAGAAAGTGGTTGATGAACAGTACGAGTTCGTTAACAAGACTTTCGATGTTTTATTCTATGGCGATACAAGAGAGAAAATGTATTCAGACTATAATGACTTCATTGATTTCATTACAGTAGGGGACATTTCTCTCTTGTATGAAATCCCATCACAGAACGTAGCGTACAGAATCTCGGTATTAGTCAGTGAAATTACAAAGACGGAAGTAAAAGAAAACGGAATCATGTCTTGTGGTTTAACCTTAACACCACTGTCATTCTGGGAAGATAACATTCCTAACAAGATTATTGCTGGTGATTCTTCTGATGTTGACGGCAAGCATTATCTGTTAGATAGAAAAACTGGCGAAGGATATTACTATGCCGAAATGGTTGACTTACGGAATATCGAAATCAATATCGTAGGCAATATGGAAGTGCCGTTTAAAGTAACCGTAAACGGATTTTCTACTGATCCATACTTTGCGATAATAAACGAACAAACTGGCGATCCAGTACAACGATGTATGTTTTTAGGCTCATATAACTATGTATATGTAAACAGTGATGAAGCAGAAGAAGAAATACAGTTGAAAGACCAGTACGGACAAGATGTGGAATATCCATACAATTACCAGGTTTTTGAATCGGTTTATGATTATGAAAAGGTAACTTTCTTAACTTTGAAAAAAGGTCATAATTTATTAAGGCTTAATCTCGGTACTCTGTTCGATGGAACAGTAACAATAGAATGGCGAAACAGATATGTTTCGGTTTAGGAGGTATAAATGGCATTAAAAGTAATGGCAGATAACAGCGAACTCATAACGGCATCACAAGACGGTGCATTATATGATGTTCTCGCTAATCAAAGAATCTTCATTATTAGCGGCATTGGAAATAACATGACCGTTGGGAACAATACCACATCGCTTAATGTTACACTTGCAACAGGCGAATGTGTAATTCGTGGCAGGCACATAACTAATACAGCACCGATAACATTACAGCTTTCGCCTAATACAACCGGTGTGCTTTGTTTAAGGCTTAACACCAGCAATAATTCGGCTTCGTTTATGACAATAGCAAGTGAAGCGGCATTGACAAACGGAAATGTAAATAACAGTGGTACTACCGCAGACTTACTGTTAGGAACTTACACAACAAACGCAAGCGGTGTATCTTCTTATACAGATAAAAGAGTTGTAATAAGTGGTATTTACCAGAACGCCAATTCTTCAACCGCAGGCTTAATGAGTGCAGCAGACAAATCTAAACTAGATGGAATTGCAGCAGGGCGGCAGGTAAACTCTGTAACTGGTGTAAAAGGTGCAAGTGAATCATCATACAGAACCGGAAATGTAAATTTATCTAAAGCAAATATTGGTTTAAGCAACGTTGAAAACTATTCTTTAGCACAGATCAAGAGCAATATTACCAAAGCTGATATTGGTTTAGGAAACGTTGAGAACAAATCCAGTGCAACAATTAGAAGCGAAATTACAGCACAAAACGTAATAAACGCTTTAGGTTATTCACCTTCTAATGGTGTTGTAATTGCATATCAAGCAACAAGCGACCGTAGCGATATGCCAGTGCAAGACAGCACCCTAACTCTTGTTATGCTAACTGATTCCGGTGCAAAAATAAGCGGCTCTGGTATGTCTGTTGAATACCAAGGTATTAAAGTAAGCACATCTGGGTTATACAGAATTAGTGGTTCGGTTTATGTAGAAGCACCTGCTGCCGCATATTCCTATGGTGTTTACCTAAAGAAAGCAAACAATCAGCCTGCGTCAAGTGCAAGTGAAATTGGTGGTATTCTTTTCGCAAAGCCTACAAATACAAGTTTTAGTGGGGTAGCACAGATCGCACCAAAACTCTATTCGTTATCCGCAAACGATATAATTTATCTTTACGCAAGAATAAGAGGTGGTAGTGGTACATATCAAGGTGCTAACAATATGACATATCTGTTAGTTGAAAAGGTATCTTAATGTATAGAGGGTTTATTAAGCCCATTACCGCTTTAGGTGGTTTACCGTATGGAAGTGCCGATTTAAGAATTACCGAAATGACAATTAAAAGGGATATTCTTACAAAGGCATCTTCCACCTTTACGGTATTAGACATTCCAGATGAAGCGGAAGTGGGAAATGTATTTGGTTGCTATGACAACGCAGGAAAGGTTGTTTATGTTGGTGTTATCACTAACATAGATGACAAGACCATACAGACAGACCAGATAATCTCAATCTTCAATGATAATTGGAAGTATCGTGATCCTAACGTATCGACAATCGAAGGGAAGATTAAAGATATTATTGATGGCTTTGGGACTGATTCTGATTCGTTGTTAGCAAGCATATTTTCACAATTTACAACAACAGCCTTAACAAGTACCACACTAGACCTGCCTACACAGAACGAAAACTATGTAACTAACTTCATGGACTTCTTGTTTAAAGTCTATGAGAGTTATCAAATATTAGTAGATATAAATGTATCAATAGGGCAAAACAACCCTACAATCAACATTGGAGTGCCGTCATACACTCCTTTATTATTGAGCGACAACAACAACGTTTTACGTAACTTCAACGTTATCAAGGAAACATACGAAACGAATAAGTTAATGCTGTATTCTTCTGACGGACAGTATCGTGGAACGTGGTATGGAACATCTAACGGAATCACAACCGATTCAACGCAGGCACGCTTACCAAAAATAAGAACTAACATTGTTTTCTCTAATGATGATTACAACACTATCGTGGCTGATAATTTATCGCAGGAAATGTACAACCACAAGATCGAATTAGAGTTAGTCTTGAATAACAAACTCTATGATTTTGAAACATTCCATTTAGGGCAGAGCTTTAACATTTACTACGAGAAGAAAACATACGCTTCAATCTTGACCGGATATGAATTGAAAGTAAATCAGAACGGTGCAAGCGATGTTGTGAAATTGGTTTTCGGTATCGTAAGAGTTTCTCTAGTTGACAAATTAAACAAGTTAGTAAGAGGGCAGCAGAACCTTAATTCAGAGCAGATAAGAAATGAAATTACATCATCGAATGTAACAAACGCTCTTGGATATACACCTTATGACAGTTCAAACCCTAACGGCTACACATCTAATGCAGGAACAGTAACAAGCGTAAGAGTGCAGGCTACAAGCCCAGTGCAATCAAGCCAGAGTGCCGCACAGACAGGAACGCTAAACACAACGATCTCACTTGCTAATAATTATGGTGATACTAAAAACCCTTACGCAAGCAAAACAAAGAACACTGTTTTAGCCGCACCAGCAACAGCAAATGGTGTTCCTTCGTTTAGAAGTCTTGTTATGGCAGATTTACCGCTTGTATATGGAACGTATCTTTATAATCAGACAAGTTCCCCTGCGGTAACGAGTTTTAGTTTTACAGATGCAAATGTATCTGGAAAGAGTTTTATCATCTGTGGAACACAAGATGCTGGCAATCCGGTATTAAGAGCAATTTTAAGCGGAACTACAATCACCGTATATGTTGCAGATGGTGTTCAGTTGATGAGAGTTAACTATATATGTTTCTAGGAGGGATATATGATAGATTGGAACGAAATTGGAATCATACCTTTAACCGATGCGGCAGGCATCACAAAACAGTGGAACGCTTCTACTCATAGAGGTTTAGACATTGGTTGGTATAAGAATCAGTATTGCCCTGTATTAGCGTGGCAAGATGGAAAGCTGATTGCTAAAGGCTTTGGTGGTGAAGTTGGATATTACGTTATCCTTGAACATTATTACAAGACAGGTAAGAGGTGGGTTGAATATATCCACCTTTATAATGCTTGCGATGCCGCCATTGGAACTACATACAAGATGGGCGACAAGATTGGAAATGCTCGCAGGGGTAACACCGGAGTATCAAACGGAACTCACTTACACATCTATATGACAAAGATAATGCCGATGGAAACAGTATTCACCTTTGATAAGTTGAATGAGTTAGCCATTGATCCATTACCGCATCTGTACTATGACAAGAAGTACAACACAGAGTATATTGCTTCAAGTTGGGGTAGACCTTTACCAGAAAGAATTATCTATCCAGAGCCAGTTAAACGTGATGTAACAAAACATCAGTGCGACATTAGAAGCGATACAAGAAGATTAAGAAAATCAGCAGGCGGTGAAGCATACGATGATTTATGCCAGAAGGGTATTTATAACATCTATGAAACCGCTAAATATCCTAACAGTGATTTCAAGTTCTGGGCTTTGATTGATACAATCGAAGGCAGACAGTTCTGGGTTGCTGTTAAGGAAAGCGAAGATTTAGTTGTTACTGACTACAAGGCATTATACGAAGCAGAGAAAGCAAAGGTAGATGCCTTAAACAAGAAGGTCAGTAATTTAGAAGAAGAAAACGCAATCCTGGAAGAAGAAAATCTGGGAATTGCAAAAACCGTAGATTCTTTAAAAGGAAAGTTAAAAGAGATTCATAAACTTTCGGAGGTATAATATGAAACAAATCGTAGAGAAACTGAATAAGATTGCAAAAAAGATTGATGAAAGCGTGGAAATTCCACAGACAGACCTAATTATCGACAGTTTAGATGCCATTACCAAAGCCTATGGTGGTACTCCTAACGATAGCAACTTAATCGTTGATAAGTTAGAAGATATTTACAATAATATCAGCTCAGGGGTCAGCGGCAACATTGAAATAACCGAAAACGGTGAAAATATCAATGTAGCACCATACGCAACAGCAACAGTTAATGTAGCAGGCGGGGGTGGTGATTTAAAATATTGTGAAGTTACCATTGTCTGTTCTACAGCAGGAAATGTAACAGGGCTAACTCCAACAAATGCTGAGGGTATACTGAATATGGGTTCTTTTCAAGTTAAAAATGGTGATAAAATAAAATGCTATTACACACTTGATGAGGGTGACATTGTTGCAACTTTAGGACCTCAAAACCCTTCTGCAGTTTGTCGGGCGAGTGAGCATGTAAACTGCACATCTGTTGAAGCGGGTGTACCATATGTTCTAATAACAGACCCTACAGAAAATAGCTCATTTACCTTAACAGTAACCAACTGGGGTGGTGGTAACTAATGGCAATATACGATAACTTACCTTATACCAATTAGAAAGAAGGTTATGAAATGATCTTAAAGAATGAAACTTACGATAAATTAAAGCCTTATGCTATGTGGATTTTATCATTCACAGCATTACTCATGGAACACGCAGAGCTGTTTAATTTCCCTTATGGCAACATCGTTGTAAAGGTTATTACAGCCATCAACGTAATTTTAGGTTTAGTCTTACAGGAAAGCACCAGAAGATATAATCGGACAAAAGTAACCGAAGAAGGTTAATACTATGGCATTATCACCAGAGTTTAGTAGTGTTGTATCTATCTGTGCTGGAATTGTAACGATCTATGGTCTTATCAAGATTGCAAAGACACCATTTGATAAGGTTACAGCTAACGCAAAAGATATTGAAGAATTAAAAAAGAAAACATCAAAACAAGCAGAGATAGATAAGGCAATCTTAAATGGCTTGCAGGCTATTACTAATCACATGATAGACGGTAATGGCATTGAAGCATTAAAAGCCAGCAGGTCAGAATTACAGCACGCTATCTCTGATATTGTTACAAAGTAGGTAGCATGATGAGCGTTCTCATCTGTCTATAAAATACTCCTTTCTATTGGGCGGTGAAATTCCGCCCTCCTTTTTTTTAGGTACACTTTAGGTACACTTTTTCTAAAACATCGAGTGGGAAAACGTGAAATATGGTGGTATTTCATAGCAAAAAGTGGTATAAAATAGGTAAAAATGGCATTGAGCAGGTTAAAAATGCTACTCATGCTCTCCGCCATACATTAAAAAACCCCAGTAAATACTGGGTTTTTTGTTGGTCGATACCGTTTAGGTACACTTTTAGGTACACTTTTCAAGGGTATTTATTGATAAAACAAGGTCATCTAACTTATTTCCCCATAGGTGAGAGTACGTATTCAAGGTCATCTGTATATCACCATGACCTAGATATTTCGATATGAGCATTATGTTATCGCAACCTAAATTATTTATTAAATACGATGCACAACTATGACGGAAATCGTGAAGTCTTATAGGCTCTAGTCCGGCTGCCTTGAAGTAGGCTTTGGTTTTAGATCGCATCGAACTTTCTATCAGTGGTCGATAACCGCCAAAGACATACCAATTTGAATTAAAGCCAGGAGTGGTTTTAAGCCATTCTAACAAACGTTTTAATTCTGTGATAACTATATCCACCATCGGTAGAACTCGGTAAGAGGAACGTGTTTTTGGGGTTGTAGTAACGTATTCGCCATCTACTTTCATTTTAGTGGTGATGGTCTTGTTTATACTGATTGTGTTCTTCTGGAAATCTACATCGTTCCATGTAATAGCGTTGGCTTCGCCGATACGGAAGCCGCAATAGAATAAGACGGTGTAGAGTGCGTGATACTGTGGATCATCGACAACGGAAATGAACTGATTGAACTGGTCTTTAGTTAGAAAGTGCATTTCCTTTTTCCCAGATACATCTGTAAATTTATCGAACTTGTTAGGTACATCGGTGTAAAGATTGTACCTTTTCCTGCCGAACTCAATCATCTCTTTTACGAGCATTATGTATTTGTTTTTGGTCTTGGCTGATAAATTTTTGGAATTGAGATAGGTTAGAAATCTCTGGTACTGATCTACTGTCAGTTTCGATACCTTGATATTGCCTAACTCCATCAGAATATACTTCATCTGTGATTCTAACTTCTTATAGGAAGTGATTTTATTATGCTCACGCTTATTTTCCATAAAGGGAACGGATAATTGAGCAAAGGTAAGTATCTCATCAGCAATATTGCCGACAGACAGAGCGAACTTTGATTCAGCTAAAGTACATTCTCTCTTTTCCTTGTAGAGTTTGGACTTGTAACGTTGTTTCTTGCCATTGTTATCTACCCAGGAATAAGAAAAATAATATTGCCTGCCATCTCTGGTAGGGGTGCTGCTCTTATATACCGGCATTTACTTCACCAAAGTACAGAGTTTCCATATCTGTACCAAAATATTGAGCCAGAACATAGACATCTTCAACTAATGGAAGCCTTGTTCCACGTTCCCAGGCACAGATAGTCCGCACAGACTTACCAACGATAGCAGCCAGTTCCTTTTGGTTGATTCTTCTTGCTTTTCTTAAAAAGCGTACATTATAAGCAAAATTGTTTGTCATAGCCCTCACCCTTTCTACCTTCATTTTAATGGAAAGGCTAAAAAATATCTACTAAAAGTGTAAAAAAGGGGTTGAAATAAAAATTTACTTAAAGTAAAATTGAAGTAGTGAAAGGAGGAAAGATGGATAATATCTCAATAAACAATTTGCGTAACAATCTCAAAGGCTATCGAGTAAAGAATGGCTACACGCAGGAAACATTAGCCGAAGCGTTAAACATATCACTGGCTACTGTTAAGAACTGGGAAAAGCAGCCTAACAAAATGACCTTTGAGAAGTTGGCAAAATTAGCAACGCTTTACAAGTGCAACGTGAAAGATTTTTTCTTATGATCCGTCAATTTACTCAGAGTAAAATTATGAAAGATGTTACTTACATTGAAATGGATCAAGCCATCAACAAGCCTTACATATCATATAAGGAAGTAATGATATTAGGAATGTGCGGTGAGAACAGAGCCAGACAGATCATGAAGGAAATCAATGATGATTGCGAAAAAAAAGGCTTTCTGACATACAGACAGAAGCCGATGCTGGTATGTACCGATTTGGTGCTAGAGAAATTAAACCTTAACGCTAAAAAGATACATACCGAAGCAGAACGCATAAGAAAAAGCGGATAAACCGCTTAATCGCTTTAGAAAGTATCTAAAGGCTATGACACAGACATTATATCAAATTTAGAAAGGAAAACAAGACTATGACAGATTTAATGAAGAAAATTGTGCTAAAAGTGTGGGTTATTGCTGGCATACTTGCGGTTACATATCCATTCTTATTCGCCATCATACTCTGGTTAGCGGTAAAGCTATGGGAATAAGGGTTGAGAGTGGTTGTGTAGATTGTGGGCTGCCTTGTATCGGAAAAGCCTGCTCAAACTACGAACAGACAATACTGTATTGCGATCATTGTGGTTGCGAAGAAGAAACTCTGTATTGGTTTGACGGTGAGTGCTTATGTTTAGATTGCATATTAGAAAGATTAGAAGAAGTGAAAGAGGAGGACTATGACTGATTTAAACGCAAAATTGCAGACAAAAAAGAATCTCTTGCGAAAAGCCTTATTCAAGAAGGGTGTAGTCGCAAGAGATAGAACAAACGAATTTGACCGCTACAAGTATTTCAGTGAAGCAGGATATAAGAAACTGTTTACCGAATTATTCAGTAACGCTGGCTTGGAACTGACAACTACCATTGATGAAGTTGAAAGATTCACTGTTGACGGCAAGCAGAACAACGGAAGGCAGGTCAAGGTGTTATTTACATTAAGCGATGTAGAAACCGGATTTGCTGAAACTAGCACGTTCTATGGCGAAGGGTTCGACAAAGGCGACAAGGGCTTATACAAGGCTTATACAGGTGCATTGAAGTATTACTTGGCTAACACGTTCATGGTTGCTACTGGTGATGATCCAGAAGTGGAAAGCCCAGAAGGTGTTGAAAAAGAAGTTTACAAGAACCCAGAAATTGAGCAGGGAACTTACAGAAGATTGGTTGATAACTACTTCATAGCGTTCCCAGAACAGTTAGATGCTTTCTTCAAGAAGTATAAAATCACATATTTAGATGAACTAGATTCAAAAGTCAGCAAGAAGAAACTCGATTCAATTCTGACAGTAATGAAAGACAAGTTAGCACAGAAGAATAAAACCGGAATGTACTCGCAGGAGGAAACATTTTAAATGATTTTAGATAACGTTGTCATTCTGGAAGGAAGATTAGTAAATGATCCAAAGCTGTTTTCTACAAGCACCGGAAAATCAAAGGTATTCTGTTCGGTTGCTTGTGGATATGGCGATTACGTAGAGTTCATATCATTCACCGCTTGGGATAAGGTTGCCGAAAACCTTGCTGCCTTTACGAAAAAGGGTAGTGAAGTGTTAATCAAAGGGCATCTTAAAAACAAGTCTAAAGAAGTGAGTGGTAGAACCGAATATTATCTGGAAGTCTACGCTGATGAAATTAAATTCATTGGCAGCAAGAAAAAGGAAGAAGAAAAGCCTTTGGAAATTCCAGATGATCTTGTAAACAGTGATGACCTGCCTTTCTAGGTAGTTCATATAGGGCAGCACAATTCGACCTTTTCCTTTCATTAAAAAACCCTGTCCCATTGATTGCTCATAAATAGTGCTGCCCATAGGGGTAGAGTGGAAGAATCTCCTGGCTTATTACCTCTTTGCCACTCTACCCCTTAAAAAAGGAGTGAATATGAACGCATTTAACGGTTATTACACAAGAAAAAACATAGATGAAGAAGGGAACATTGAACTTGTCTTTACCTTAAAGAACTTTGCTGATATTGAGATCGCAAAGGAACTGGAAAAGGGTACTTGTTACAGATTAAAAGCAAGTGAAGTGCGTTCCCACAGATCATTACAACAAAATAAATACCTTTGGAGTTTACTTGAAGAAATCGCAGAAGCCGACAATGGCGAGCGATACACAACAGATGATGTATGGGCTTGCTACATTGAAGCTCTGGAACGAGCAAACGCTAAATTTGAGTACATACAGATAGTAAGGGAAGGAATCCCATTATTAAAGGCGAATTTCAGAGTGATAAAGGAAATGCAGAGCTTCACAAACGAAAAAGGAAACGAAATCGTAACATTGAAAGTATTTTACGGATCAAGTCAGTTAGATGTTAAGGAAATGGCGAAACTGATTGATATGGTGCTGGATATGGCAGCAGAAAGGAACATCAAGCCGGTTGTATATGAGTAAATCACTATTAAGCAACGAAAAGGTATGTTTCAGATGTGGAACTCCATTAAACCTACATAAGCACCATATATACTCTAATGCCTTTAGAAACAAGTCAGAGAAGTACGGTTGCTGGGTATATCTTTGCTTTGACCATCACGTTGGAAACGAAGGTGTGCATACTCACGCAGGAACTCAATATTGGAACTACTTGAAAAAGATATGCCAAAGCGAGTTTGAAGTGAAGTACGGAAGGGAACTGTTTTTAAAGGAGTTCAAACGAGATTATTTATAGAAAGGACAAGACTATGACATTAAATGAAAGACAAGTTATGCTGTATGGATTTATTTGCAACATGACAGCATACGATGGATTTGCTTACCTAAAGGACATAGCGTTGGCTGTGTACGGCAATTTTACTCCATTGAGTGCTTATACCAGCCGAAGCGATTGGCGAAATCAGTGGTCGTTAAAAGCCTTACAGAGCGATGTGCTGGCTATCAACAAGAGCGATGCAGAAAAGCGTGTTGTTCCGGTCAAACATTCTGGAAAGTTAATTGGCTACAAGATAGCTGATGCCGAAGATTTAGACAAGAGAATCGAGAAGTACAAGAGAGAAGCCTTAAACAAGTGGATCAAGGCAAGGGAACTTGAACTGGCAAGAAAAAACAACGGTCAGTTACGCTACACAGCAGAAGAACGGTTAAAGGAAATCAAGGCTTACTTGGGGAAGTGCTAAATGGGGGTGATGACCTATCGCTGAAAGAAGAATGTTTGCAAAATCAATAATAGACAGTGATGCATTTATAGAAATGCCTATGAGTGCAAGGCTTCTGTATTATGACCTATCTATGCGAGCTGATGATGACGGCTTTGTAAATTCACCTAAAAAGATAATGAGAATGATAGGTGCATCAAATGATGATATGAATATTCTGATTTTAAGGAAATTTGTAATTGCATTTGATAACGGTGTGATCGTAATTAAGCATTGGCGAATGAACAATTATTTGCGAAGTGATAGATACAAGGAAACTAATTACATAGAACAAAAACAGCAACTTACTTGTGATGAAAAGGGCATTTATCACCTAAATAACAATGTTGGTATACCAGATGGTATACCACCGGTAGACACAGGTAAGGATAGTATAGGTAATAGTAAGGATAGTATAGATAATATCGCAAAACGGAAGCCACAAAAGCATAAATACGGACAATATCAGCACGTTTTGCTCACAGATGAACAGCTTTTAAAATTAAAAGCTGAATATCCTAATTACCTTGATTTGATTACTTATCTTGATGAATATATCGAGATGAAAGGCTATAAAGCCAAAAATCATTATCTGGCAATTAGGAAATGGGTTGTTGATGCTGTCAGCAGAGAGAAAAACAAAATGCCAGATTTTACGCTAAAGAAAAAGGAAAGAAAGTTGAGTGCAGAAGATGAAGAAATCTTACGAAGATTACGTGAAGGTTAAAGATGATGTTCAACTTGCCTATATCAAACTCTTTGGCGAAAAAAAGGGCAGAGAGCTGATAAAGGCTTTAGAAGAAAAGAAAAGGAAGATGTATAAGGACTATGACAGTAAAAGTAAACGTAGATGATATGTACCAGTATGGAGCTGTAAAAGCCATACTGATAGGATATTTGAGAGAAAATCCAAAGCAGACAAAAGAACAAATAATGGAAGGTTTAAGGCTAACCGAAGAACCGGTAAGGCGACATCTGGAAGATTTGGAAGTAATGGGTGTTCTTAAAAGAATATACAAACAAGGTAAGCGTGGCAGACCAGCGATCATTGGGGTGAAGTTCTTATGATTAAGTTCTTACTTGGAGTAATTACAGGAATGGCTGTAATAATTCTGGCAACGTACCTGGTGATTAGGAAGGAAAGCAGAAAATGAAAATATTTTCAAGTGATGATAAATACAAATTATATCTTGGTTCAATGTTGGAACTTTCTGAGGTTATAGAGCCAAAATCAATCGACAGTATTGTGACCGATCCGCCTTATGGGTTAACTAGCATTGTAAAGAGATTAGGTTCTGAAAATTCTGCACCTATACAATATGGCAAAGATGGTTCTTTCCAAAGGTTATCAAAAGGATTTATGGGGAAAGAATGGGATGGTTCAGGCATTGAATATAACGTAAACGCTTGGCGAAAGTGTTATGAAGTATTAAAACCTGGCGGTTATTTATTAGCATTTGGTGGTTCAAGAACATTTCACAGAATTGCGGTTGCTATTGAAGATCGGGGGTTTGAAATCAGGGATGTCATTATGTGGTTGTATGGTTCAGGGTTTCCGAAAAGTCTTAATATTGGACTTGCTATTGATAAGAAAAACGGGGTTGATAATAGAACAGGAAACAAAAAAACAAACGGAAAAGGGACAGACAGTGGTTCTAATATATTTAACGCAAACAATGGTTCGAGCAGTATGACAAAACATTATGATGAACGTATTGCACAGAACGAATGGTTAGGTTGGGGAACTGCCTTGAAACCATCTTATGAACCGATAATCGTTGCAAGGAAACCTGTTGAGGGAAGTGCCGTTGCCAATATCATCAAGTATGGGGTTGGTGGGATAAACATTGAAGGTTGCAGAATAGGTGATGATGAAAGAACACAATTTAGCGGAAGAAGCCAAAGCAAAACAACTGTGTATAATTCTTTTAATCAGGATAAAGCACATTATGAAACGGTAAATGGGCGATTCCCATCAAACACAATTCTTACTTATGATGAAACCGATGAGCAAGAAGTGTGTGGTGAGATGCCGATTGAGGAAACAGGATCAGCATCAAGATACTTCTATTGTGCAAAGGCAAGTCAAAAAGACAGGGATGATGGTTTGTTTGAATTCAGCTCTGATGGAATAACTGTCTTTACAGGTAGCAGAACACCGAAAAGGAATAACCATCCAACAGTGAAACCGACTGAATTGATGCAGTATCTTGTTAGACTTGTTACACCATCAGGGGGGACAGTCCTCGACCCTTTCAATGGATCAGGTTCAACAGGAAAAGCAGTGATGTATGAAAACAAAGAAAAAGGGAGCAAGTACAAATATATCGGAATTGATCTGTCAGATGAATACCTTGCAATATCAAAGGCAAGGATAGAGTATGCAGAACAGGACAACGTTGTTCAGGTAACAAAGAATGGGGATATATTTGAACAGAAGTCTTTATTTGAGAATTTGGAGTTATGATAAAGAAAATGAAAGGCTTAATATATGGCTTGCCGATAAAAGAAGCAATACACATAGTCGAATTGTATCAAGCAAAACAGCTAATTCCGGTTGATTGGATAAAGAGAAAAAAAGAAATAAATGTTCATGAAAAATATGACTATGTAAGAGGTTGTTTTGACGGCTTTAACGATTGTATTGATTATTTGATAGATGAGTGGAAGGAAGAAAATGAGCAGGCTAATTGACGCTGATGATTTAATAATTGAAATACTCACGCACGATTTAATAGGTGATGACAAACGAATTGACAAGATAATACTTGACGCACCAACAGTAAAAGCAATTCCTATTGAGTGGATAAAGAAATGGTGCAATGAACACAATAGGAAATCACTTGAAGAGCGTTTGCTCAAAAGATATGGTGTGATAACGATGTTAGATGATTGGGAGAAAGAAAATGAGCAGACTAATTGATGCTGATAAAGTACAACTGAAATTATACGAGGAATGTCAAAATATCAGACATTTTTACAAAAATAGAGAGAAAAAACAAATTTTCGCTGATGGTATAGACTTCGCTTGGGTGATGTTAGACAATACACCAACAGTAAAAGCAATTCCTATTGAGTGGTTATACCAAAAACGCACTTTATATCTTGAAAATAAATGTTATATGTCGCTTATGGTAATTAACGAGATATTAAACTGGTGGGAGAAAGAAAATGGCAGAGATTAAACTTATGAAGAAATATCCGAATATTCGTGATGAAGATGTAATCGAAATCTTCCAAGAAGGATATTTGAAAGGGTTTGAGAATGGCAGAAAAAACGCAATTCCTATTGAGTGGATAAAAAAGCATTATGGGTGGCTAACGATGGCAGGTGAAATGATAGAAGATTGGGTGAAAGAAAATGATGGAAGAAATTGCTAAATGGTTATGTATTATCGGTATGACAATGGTGTTCTTGGGAATGTGCATTATTATGCTCGATTAGGAGAAAGAAAATGAAGAAAGCAGTAATAGTGATTGATATGCCGAAGAACTGTGATGAATGCCGATTCAATTATGATATGGGAACTCGGTGTGATGCTCTCGATGAGGGTGCAGAACACAACACAAGGGATATGTATTTAGAGATAAGACCTTGTTGGTGTCCGTTAAGACCATTACCGGAAAAGTGGGAAATACAACCATATAACAGTCAGTCGAGGATTGATTGGAAGATTGGTTATAACAACTGTCTTGATGACATACAGGGAATCGAGGATAAAAATGAGCGAGAAAATCGGTGGTGGGCTGAACATTCCAGCAGATTCGATTAAATATCAGAGCATTAAGAACAAATGGATATACATTTCCGAAGAAAAGGCTCTGGAAATTGCTGTTAGGTACTATGAACTGAAAAAAGATGTCAAACGGATCAATAAAAGGTTCAGAAATATCTATTTTGATGAAGAAACGCTTAAAAACGAGTATAGAAAGAGGTTAAAGCATGGAAAGTAGAGATTATATGTTCGCTATTGCCTTAATAGAGGGTGCTATAAGGTGTTTAGATGAAGAAAACCTTGCAGATGTCAGCCCAGAAGCCATTGATTATGTAATGGGTAAGCTCTTAAAGGTAAAAAGAGAAGTCGAGAAAGATGCTTGGTGCAAGATAAATCAAGAAATGACCGAAAAAGGCAAAAAAGCGACTTTTGATGATATTTTCGGTATTAGGGAAGAAAGGAAAGTCAGCTAATGTCAGAAATCACTGTTAGAGAAGATGAATCGGCATTTTATGATGATCTAAACGCACCAGAAACCTTTGGATTTATCATAAATCCGAATGGGTGCGTAATTATGAACCTGGAATCGCTTATTTACATCGCAAATGAAGAAACAAAGGCGAAATTAAGAGAATATATCACTTTGGAGGAAGAAAATGACGGAAAATGAGTTTGAAAAGCTGAAAATGAAGATTAAGCAGGGAAATGATGAAATTTCACGCTTAAACAAGAAAATTAAGAGTTTAAATCGCTACACAAACGAAAAATTGGAAGAAATCGAGAATTTGAAGCAAAATATCGAAATTGTAGCCGTAAAACTCGAAAAAACGCTTGATGACTACAAGGGAATCACTGATTTAGGCAAAAAAGACCTAGACCGGCTGAAATCTTATGAAATAGCGATGAGATGGTGCATTAAGAAGTTGAGGAATGATATATGATCCAAAATGTGCTAAAACGGTGTTTTCGGCTGATTATGGGTGCAATTACAATGTGCGTAATATACGTATTGACAATAGCGGTCAGAATAGCGGTCATGGAGGTCAAATATGAGCGAAACAATCGTAAAAAAGAGTAAACCGCATTTTCTGGAACTGTACGATGTTACAGGCGATAAATTAGCGATAAATCTCGATAATGTCAATGCTCTGTGGGTTGATGTCGATGAAATCAAGGTTTTGTTCGCAAACGATCCAAATGAGCATAAATTTAACGGATTTTCCAAAGAAACCCTAGATGAAGTAAATAGGAAGCGATTTTAAATGAACGCATTAAAAACTTACGTAAATACGAAATATGAATGTAAAATCCTTGAATATCGCTTACAGTGGCTTCTGGAACGAAAAGAAGTTCTGGAAGTGAAGTATTTAGGCATTAAGAGTAAGCCAATGGGTGAAATGCCTACAACTCACAACGTAAGCAACGATTCAAGTGTAATAGCGTTTATTTACGAATACGAAGAAAAAAAGCAGAGAAACGGCTTATCTATCAAGGAAGAAATAACGGCTCTTACAAGCGAAATAAACAGCCTTAAAACGAGCCTTGAGAAGATGGAAAAAGCCTTGAGGGAAATGGAAGGAATTGAATATCAGTTATTCTATATAATCAAGGTCGAAGGGAAGAAACCGAAAAAAGCCGTTTATACTGTCAGTGAAAACAGTGGTATGAGCCTTGCTACGATCTGGCGATATTACCGGAAAATGAAAGAGAGTTTGAAATGATTGAAGTATATGTAGGCGATTTGAACGCAAAATTGAACTACAAATGTAGCAAATATAAAGGTAAACGTTGGAATACAATCCAGAAGTTAAGAGCTGAAAAGATAGTTGAGAATGTCTACCGAGAGTTTTTTAGAAGGGTTGCCGTTGAATTTCAAAGGGCATTGTTATATGGCGATGAGAACAATTCTGATTAAGATGTGGGACTTTGCCGATGATCCGTTATCAGTAATGACAACACCACCATTAAGGGATAGTTTAATCGTTGATGAAAAAGTTAGCGATAAGGTTATCAAAAGGCTACTAATTGAAAGGTTTAAGAAAATGCTGGATATGAAATTTCCAGATTTGAAGGGGAAACAGTTATGACGGTTATTTTGTTAAATGTAATATTGCTGCTTATAGTGTTATTCCTGCTGTTAGGTTTAATATTTGCGGCTTACTGTTTATATGTTTTTATAAGGGAAAATGAGGAATTATGGAAAGAACAGGATTTACCGAAAATTCCGTCATTCGATGAAGCGATGAATCGTAAACCATAACGAAAAGGGCGGTCAATTATGACCGCCTTTTTTCATATCTTCTTTAACTAATTCCAGCAGGTAAGCACTTTTGTTTTCCTGCTTATCCAGGTGTTCAATAACTTCAACTTCATCGTTACGGATTCTGAAAGCGATCTGTCTGTAATTGTTTTTATTGTACCTGTTTAAATAGTCAGTATAGTTTTTATACTTTTTGTATGGCATTTTCTTTTCCCTTCAATTCCTTTTTTACATTATCGCTGATAATAAAACGAATATCAAGCAGGGCTGAAAAATCACCTGTTTTCTCAAACTCATTCCAGGCAGCTTTATTTATTGCCTGCTGCTTTTCTTTTTCTGTCATGTTATAACCTCATTTCTTTTAATTCCTGTACCATCAAATATGCTTCTTTAAGCGTATCTGTATAAGCAATAGCATCTTTGCCGTTTTTTGAAATCCTGTAAAGGTTTTCTTTTGGATCATAGAAAATACAGTCTATTTGAAAACCACTTTCCTGGATTGTTTCATTAAGCCCTATATATAGAGCGTAAGTGTAGCCGCTCGATTCGTCTATGGTGCTACATTCACGCTCTAATATAGAATTGTCTAAAACCGCCAGCCATGTTTCAGCAGGGTGTACTCTATCCCAGAAAATAGAGTTTATACGGACTTTGCCGCTAATATGCTTCTGTAATGCTTCTTTAACTGTCATACTTCAACCTCAATCAAGTTCTACTTCTAAAGACCAGTTAACGGAATGATATTCACCAGTTTCATCATCAAGCAGATCAAACATACCGGAATAATAACCAGCGTTAACCTGTTCAGCGATTATTTCCATCGCTTCATTTTCTAAACATGCTTTTCTCATAGCAATTTCATAATAGTTTTTTTCTGTCATAGTTTTATCTTTCCTTCCTTTTTTCATCAATCCATCTTGCCAGATTTTCAGCCGTTTTGTTTACATCGCTAGCGATGGTGTATAAAGTCCAATAGTCCGGCTTCCCTGGAATATTGCATTTTATAATCGTTTCAGCTTCTTCTGATGAATCATAATTCCATAATTCATAAGATATTCTTGAAAGTGTTTCGTTTAGATCGTCAACATCATAATCAGCCGTAAACCATTCATGACCGTAACCGTCAGACAATTCAAGCGTTATAGCATCATCATTGTCATAAACTGATACATCAATAAGCCCTGCTGTATCAGTAAAACTTTCAAGCAATTCAATAATTCTGTTTTTTCCTGTCATAGCCTTTTACCTTCCTTTTATAACGTTTCTGTATATGCCTTGTGATAGAGTTTTACATTGTTATATTCAATGTAATAGCTGCTATATAAACCTTCTTCTGTTAAAAACTCTATTGTTTCGTTTTCTATTTCATCTGTTGGATATTCATAAGTATGTAAATTGTTTTCGTGCATTTCCATCAATTCAGCAGCTTTTCTGTCTAACCATTCATCTAACAGATCATAGTTTTTGTTGTCATAGTCCATGCCGTTTAAAACGTGCTGCTTTTCATAAACCTTTTCTACAATATCCATACCGTTATAAAAGTCTGAATCGTGCATAGAATCAATAAATTTTTCTCTGTCTGAAATGGTGTAACAGAAACTTGAATAACGATCGTGATATTCCAGCCCTTCAATTTTAGCATCAACTGAAAACCAGTATTGCTGATCCATTAAGTTGTTATAAACGTCGTTCATAACCAGGTTTTTAAACTTGTCTGAAATTTCCATAGCTTCCTTTACTCTGTTAACTGTCTTTAAATACTTTTTTGTCATAGTCTTTTTTTACCTTCCTTTTCCTTTACTATGTATTAAGAGTTAAAACTCTTATATAAGCCTTGAATAATTCCAGGGCTTATATAAAGGCTTTAAGCCTTTATTTTTCTAACCTTTAAGATCATGAAATGAATTGTAAACAAGCCGGCTATAATGTAATGAGTTATAACGGTATAGCGAAAAACCGTTATTAAATCAAAACCCTTAAAAGCATACAGCCAGATAATAAGCGGTAATAAAATCATAATTCCTCCATATAATCTAACTGTTCAAACAGCTCATTAGATAAATCTAAAACCGGCTGCTGGTATGGATCGTCAACCTCAAAGGTCATATAATCGCACATTTCCTCCCTTATTTCGTCAATAGTTTTTTGATAGTTTTCTTTAAAACGGTTGTAAAGCCTGATAGTACATTCAACAATTTCAATGTTTCCAACGTTAAACGGATCAATTTCAACCGCTAGTTTTTTGTATATGCTGATTAAAACATATACAGACTGTTCCTGCTTAAAAGTCATAGCCCTTAACCTCCTTTAATAAACTGTATAAAAGCAATACTGGAAACGGTCATATTTTGAAACGTCAGCACCGGCTGCCAGTTTAGCAATTATCGAATTGTCTTTTTTATCAACAACCATAATGCAAGGTTGCTTTTCACTCATGACCGCTTTTTTCAGCTTGTTTATTCCAGGTTGTTTCTGATAAATAACTGCTGCCTTTTCTGTTTTAGCTGCTGCCTTTTTCACCGGCTTTTCAACCTTTACAGCCTTTTCTGTTTTCTTTTCCATTACAGGCTTTTCAACCTTTACCGGTTCAGCCTTTACCGGTTCAGCCTTTACCGGTTCAACCTTTACCGGTTCAGCCTTTACCGGTTCAACCTTTACCGGCATAACAGTGTTTAAGCGGTCAATTAAAACCTGCTTGTTAGCGTAACCGTACCATACTTTTTTTGTATAGTGCCAGCGAAAACGTAAAGCCTTTAAAATGTTTCTGATCTGTTCAGACGGCTTTTCAGTGAATGATATTTCAACAGACTTGAAATAATCAT